ACATCACAGGATTCAAAGGTTATGCGTTGTACAAAATTCAAACATCAGTGGCTGCTTGGGTAAGATTATACACAGACGCTGCCAGCAGAACAGCAGATGCAAGTAGATTAGAAACAGAAGATCCTACACCAGGATCAGGAGTGATAGCAGAAGTGATAACCACAGGCAATCAAACCATATTGATGTCACCAGCGGTGATGGGATTCAACAATGAAACATCGCCCACTACCACTATCCCAGTGAGAGTTACCAACAAGAGCGGCAGCACTGGCACAGTCACAGTGACTTTAACATTATTAAAACTAGAGGTTTAACATGTCAGACATGAAAGAGTATGTGGTTACTCTACGCAATCGTTCAGACATAGATGCTTTCTATGATGACATGGAAAGTGAAGGTGGAGATCTCTACATACCCAATCGCAGAGTAGGCATAGCACAACTGAGAGAAATCAGTAGGAACACACATTATTATCTCACTGATGAAGAAGCAGTTCAACTACGCAATGATCCCAGAGTGTTGGCCGTGGAATTGTTGCCAAGTGTTTTGGGATTAGAACCCACTCCGCACTGGACTCAATCAGACAATTTTGAAAAATCCAGCACCATAGACTCCAATGATAAAAATTGGGGATTGTACAGAATCACAGCAGGCACAGCATTGGCCAATTGGGGTACCAACGGAGCATTCACTCAGACCACACAGACCGTGAATACCACCAGTTCAGGCAAACATGTGGATGTGGTGATAGTGGACGCACACATCAATTCCAATCATCCAGAATTCGCCTTGAACTCAGACGGCACTGGTGGCAGCCGCGTGAATCAATACGATTGGTTCACTCACAGTGCTTATTTGGGTTACTCCACAGTGGGTGCATACAGTTATGCTTCTATCAGCAGCAATCACGGCACACATGTGGCAGGCACAGTGTCTGGCAACACTCAAGGTTGGGCTCGCAGTGCCAACATTTACAATATGGAATTTAATTATGTGGGAGGCAATGGACCTAGCGGTGATTGGGCATTGTATATTTTTGATTATCTCAGAGCATTTCATCTCAACAAACCCATCAATCCCGCCACAGGTAGACGCAATCCCACAGTGGTCAACAACAGTTGGGGATATAGTTATGGCAGCATCAATCTCAGCACGATCACTTCGGTCACTTACAGAGGAGTGACCACAGCAGTGACTGGTACAGATCCTCAGAAAAAAATCACATTGGAAGCCAATGGTGTTCCAGTGCCAGCCGGCACATATCTCTACAGAACACCAGGTAGATATACTGCTTTGGATGCAGATATTCAAGATGCCATTGCAGATGGAGTGATTGTGATAGCATCAGCAGGCAACAGCTATTGGAATTGTGCCACTGCCGCTGCTGCAGATTACAACAACAGTATTGTGTACAGTGGATTTACTTTGTTTCATTCACAAGGTTCGTCACCAGGATCAGCCAACAATGTGATCTGTGTGGGCAGTTTGGGCACCACCACACAAGAATACAAATCTAATTTCAGCAACTACGGCAGCAGAGTAGACATTTGGGCACCAGGCAGCAACATTATTTCAGCAGTGTATGATGCCACAGCAGCCACAGAATTTGGCATCACATTGGTGAACGATCCTAGAAACGCCAGTTATAAATTAGGATCCATATCAGGCACCAGCATGAGCAGTCCTCAGGTCACAGGATGTTTGGCTTGTCTGGCAGAAAATCAACCTTCTTTGAAACAAAGCGAAGCACTGGCATATTTGATCAAATATTGTAAAACTGGTCAGATAGGAAGCACAGGAGGTCTGGCAGGAGATTACACCTCATTGGGCGACAGTTCCAATAATAGACATCTGTTCTATAGATTAGAAAGAGCTCTCACAGGCAATATCACAATAAACACATACAAAACTAGGCGAACCACAGGTGCTGCTTACCCAAGAACAAAGATTAGAAGATTTGGTTAAAAACAAAACAAGATAAATAGTTGTATGACAATATCCACAATAAACATAGGTATCATTGCTAATGACGGCACGGGTGATGATTTACGCGAAGCGTTTATCAAAGTCAATAATAATTTCTCAGAATTAGCCGCTAGATCTCCTGAATCAACCACAGTGACCAATAGATTGGCTGACAGCAGCACTGTTAAAGGATTATTCTATCAAAAACAAGGTGTGGATCTACAATTTAAGAGTTTAGAAGCAGGTGATAACATATCATTCACCAGCAACAATGACAAGATCACCATCACATCATCAGGCATAGTGAGCATATTGGTGTTTGGCGACACAGGTCCTCATTTGACCATCAACAGCACAGGCATGTTGGAAGTGTTTGGTACTGGTGGAACCACAACCAAAGCTCTTGGCAATGGTACCACTTTAGAAATAGAATCATTATTGGAAAATGAAACTACTCCCACATTAAGCGCCACTTTGATAGGAGACAACAATGACATAGTGGGCATTGATAACATCCAAGCCTACAATATAGATTCATTGGTCAAAGGTATTGATATTGCTGACAGAAATTCATTCATTGGATTTGATCTAGGAACTATTCAATTAGATGCCAATAATAACAACAATGTTACTAATTTGTTGGATCTTTACTTTGATTTGAACCCAATAGATCAAGGATCATTCACATCTCCCAACGCCACTGTTTTCGACTTTGGTTCCATATAATTTTTACCATAAATACAACATAAGGAACACAGTATGAGCAACTTATGGACATTACCCACAGGCGTTTCTTTGGGCACTATTGCTGAAAGAACTGCAACCAGCATAGCATTGCCATTGAACACAGTGGATTCAGTCACACTGATAGCTGGTGCATTGCCAGCAGGTTTAAGATTACAAAACACACACATTGTAGGCACCACATTGGAAGTGGCTCGCAGCACACAGAGTAGATTTGTGTTGAGAGCTCAATTGGGGACTCAAATTCAAGACAGAACATTCACTATCACTGTGGTAGGACCAGATGCTCCTGTGTGGATCACTCCTGAAGGCACACTGCCAGTGGGCACAAATAATACATTTTTTATATTGGACAGTTCTTATGTGGATTATCAATTAGAAGCCATAGATCAAGATTTAAGTGCTGGTGACAAATTAGAATATTTTATTGTTCCAGGAGATGGTATGTTACCACCAGGAATCTCACTTTCTTCTGATGGTAAATTATCTGGAGTGGTGGATCCCATATTGGCTTTGGATGTCAATGCCAGCAGTGGTGCTTATGATTCCAATGTGTATGGAGATTTACCTTATGACTTTGGATTACGCAGTGCCAACGGTTTTGAAAGTTTCTTTTATGATGTGGAATTTTATGATTATAATATACCCACTAGATCACCTAAAAAATTAAATCGTTATTATGAATTCACAGTGAGTGTGAGCGATGGAGATACTATAACCAAAAGAAAATTCAAAATGTTTGTGGTGGGAGATGATTTCTTAAGAGCAGACAATACCATATTACAATTGGGCAGTGGAATATTCACTTCTGATGGCACATATATTAGATCTCCACAATGGCTCACTCCAAGGGATTTGGGTTATAGACGAGCCAACAACTATGTCACACTGTATCTAGAATTGTATGATCCCAACACATTGTCAGGATATGTGGCTTATACACTGCAACCACTCAATGATGACAACACACAGAGCGAATTGCCACCAGGTTGTACATTGGACAGCACTTCAGGAGAAGTGGCTGGCAGAGTGCCTTATCAACCAGCCATCACTAGAGAATACAAATTCACAGTGCGAGCCACAAGATTTGGAGCCAACAATGAAAGTTTAGCCATCAAAGACAAAACATTTGTGGTAAAAATATTAGGTGAAGTGGACAGCGTGATCACTTGGAACAGCAACAATAATTTAGGCAGTATCAACGCTAATTTTATCAGCACTTTCTTTGTGAGTGCTACCACCACAGTGCCCAACGCCAAATTGAGATATGTGTTGACTGACGGTGAATTACCTCCAGGATTAGTTTTAGCATTGGATGGTGAGATCATAGGTAAAGTTAGACAATATTCCACAGGTAATCTATTGGGATTAACTGTGTTTGACACAAGAACTTTCACATTGGACAATGATGAAACCACCATAGACAGAAGTTTTACGTTCACAGTGGAAGCCAGAGATCAATATGGTTACAGTGCCACCACAAAAACTTTTACCATAAATGTTATTGCTGCCAGCGATCTGTTGTACAGCAATCTTTATGTGAAACCTTTCTTGAAACCTATTCAAAAAACTTCTTATCTAACTCTGATAGGTGATCCAGAAATTTTCGATCCCACAAAAATTTATAGACCCAATGATGAATTGTTTGGCATTCAAAAACAATTAAAAATGTTGATCTACGCAGGCATTGAAACCAAAACTATCAATTATTACGTGGCCGCCACTGCTAAGAATCATCGCAGAAAAAGATATCAATTTGGAGAAATTAAAACTGCTGTGGCCAAAGAACCTGGCAGCAACACAGTGTTGTATGAAGTGGTGTATTTAGAAATGATTGATCCATTGGATGATGATTCTAGACAGGTAAAGAGCAAAATTAAAATTAAAAATAATAATATTATCACTATCAGTCAAACAGACATTGAAATATTGGATGATGTGACCAGATTGAATGTGGGCGGCAACAGTTATACCATCTATACCAACAATAATCTACCATTGGCTGTGGGTACCATTGGAACCAATCTACAAATTTATGCTAGATCAGGCAGTTTGATATTGAATACCATCACAGGAGTATTGAGTGTGGTATTACAGAACAACACTGTGATCACAGTGGGTAATATTGTTTCCAATCCTTCAGACACTTTTAGATTTAGACCCAATCGTTCTGTGATCAAAGTGGACAGCAATATATTAAATGTGGCCAATCCCAACGACATAGAAAGATACATCAGCAACACCACCAACATGAGAGCCAATATTGCTGAATTGGGATTAACAGAAAACGAGTTCTTACCATTATGGATGCGTACTCCGCAAGTGGGTGTGAATCAACCATTGGGATATGTGATGGCAGTGCCTCTGTGTTATTGTAAACCAGGCACCAGTGAATCCATTGTTTTGGCATTAAAAAACAATGGTTTTGATTTTAAGACATTGGACTATGAAATTGATAGATACATTGTGGACAGCACCACTGAAAGCGGTTCAGAACAGTACATAATGTTTCCCAACTATCAATATAACATTTAAAGGGTAAAAAATAAAATAAATAAAGTAAACAAAAACAAAACATATGGCCAGCAACATTAACACAACCAGCATTGACGCAGATTATCCAGTAGCAGGTCAGGATAACAACAGTCAAGGATTTAGAGATAATTTCAGTACCATTAAAAATAATTTTATTGCGGCTAAAAGTGAAATAGAAACTTTACAAAGCAACACTGCTAAATTAAACGCCAGTAATAATTTTGCTGGAAACACTGTGTCAGGTGCTAAATTTATTGCCAACACGGTGACTCATTATGCTGCAGGCACGATCACTTCAGCACAAAACATCAGTTTTAACAATGGTAATTTTCAAAGTTTTAGGATAGCAGGTAATCTAACTCTTACATTTACTGATTGGCCCACAACTGCCACATCTTTTGCCAGCGTCATTGTGGAATTAAGAAGTGATGGAACTCAGAGAACTGTGGTATGGAGCACTGAAAATGCAGGATTAATTTACAAAGACTCTAATTTCCCCACACCATTCTTAGTGAATGCAGATGAAGACCCTGTATATGTAGAATTTTGGACCTACAACCAAGGCACCACAGTGTTTGGAAGATATTTGGGTAGATTCAGTAACTAAAGAACCGTCATGTTTCATCCATTTTCAGAAGATCTCAGTCAGTACAGCATCAGCCAATTGGAAGCCAAACTTTCAGAATTGCGTACAAAATTTTTTCAAAGTCGTAATCCAGAACTGCGTCATCAAATCAGCGTGTTCATAGATGTGTACAATCAAGAATTAAAACAGAGATTGGCAGCAGAACAATTGAAAATGGCAAAAGAAACTGGAAAAGATCTTGACAATTTGATCAATATCGATTAATATACAGCATAATATTTCGTTATGCGAACAGACAGTTTAGGTATACCCATATTCGATTATCAAGATGTGATTGATTTGATCTATCAAAATAGATTGGATGTGTTGCAGGATCTTCAGTTTGAACCTCACAAAGAAATTGATATCTTTAACGAATCAGCAGCACTCACAGGAATAGCAGAACCGCTGAGAGTGTACACTCCCATGCTGGTGGATGTGAAAGAATTTGACAAGTTGTTACAGAGTGAATGGTTCATGCCAGACAGTGCAAAAAATTTTGATATTGAATCACACATATTGAATATTGCTCCCAAGGATGCTCAGATTCAATCCAGAGTAAAAGAAGAATTGGCAGCATTCAAACAGCACAATTATTTGAATCTATTAAAATTTTTACATTATTTGGTACAAACCATGCGTGAAAACCATATTTTATGGGGAGTGGGCCGAGGCAGTTCAGTGGCGTCCTATGTGCTGTATCTGTTGGGAGTACACAGAATTGATTCCATTCAATATGGCTTGGACTGGCGAGAGTTCCTAAGATAAATACATACATAATAGGAGACAACAAATATGGCTATCAAACAAAGTGGTAACAAAGTTTACAGAACCATGCAGGGCAAACAGGTTGATATTGATCTGTTGAGACAACGCAACGAATTAACTCCAGCTGTGGGCAATGCTAGAGTGAATGCTCGTGGTGACGAATTAGGACCTGGTGGACAAATTGTTCGCAAACGTGAGGAAGTTTTGGCTGATTATTACAGAGATCATCCTAAAAAAGTTCCCACCAGCAAAGCAAAAGCAAAAGCAGACGACACCAATGAAGAATGGGTGGAAGATGCTGAAGGTAATTTCGTAAAGAAAAAATAAGCAATGGGTTTGATCAACGTCATTGAAGGAGAATTGATCCCGATTAAAGATCGTGTGATTGTGAGCGACATGGAGTTTGGAGATGTTAAAACTCGTGGTGGCATCATAGTACAATCAGATGATGGTAAAAGCCACGGAATTAAACCGCGATGGGGCAAAGTTTATGCCAAAGGCCGAGACAACAAAGACGAATATTCTGTGGGTGATTGGATATTGGTAGAACATGGCAGATGGACCAGAGGTGCCAAAATTAAAACTGATGGTGTGGAACAAGTTTTGAGAATGGTGGAAGCCGAGAGTGTTCTAATTTGGAGCAACGAAAAACCAGAAGATTGGTACATCAATAAAAATAATCTATAAAACTCTTGACATTCAATAGAATCTGTCATATACTGACAGTATGAAATTTCCTGAAACTAGAAATCCTGGATTAAACACCACTGGCGTGTTGGGTATCACACTGATGACACTGCATATATTGGGGTATCTTGTGGGTTGGTGGTGGAGTTTGATCTACATAGCCTTGATTATGTCGGGCATAGGTCAAGAATACATTAGGAGAAATTAATGAAGGAATTATGGACGGAAAAGTATAGGCCTAAAACATTGGATCAATATGTGTTTAGAGATGAACATCAGAAAAAACAAATTCAGACCTGGGTCAAGGACAAAAGTATTCCTCATTTGTTGTTCAGTGGCAATGCCGGCATAGGCAAAACCACATTGGCTAAAATATTGCTGAATGAATTGCAAGTGAATGATCTAGATGTGTTAGAAATCAACGCCAGCAGAACAAATTCTGTGGATGATGTCAGAGCCAAAATTGTTAATTTTGTGCAGATGATTCCTTTTGGTGATTTCAAAGTGGTGCTGTTGGATGAGGCAGACTATCTATCTCCCAATGCACAGGCAGCACTGCGTGGTGTGATGGAAGAATATCACACAACAGCAAGATTTATACTAACTTGTAACTATCCCAACAGAGTGATTCCAGCATTGCATAGTAGATGTCAAGGATTTCATATTGAACGTGTAGATCAAACAGAATTCACAGCCAGAGTGGCTGAAATATTAATGAAAGAAGGCATAACTCCAGATTTAGAAACATTGGACACTTATGTCAAAGCCACATATCCAGATTTAAGAAAGTGTATCAATGTGGTGCAAATGAACGCACAGAATGGTGTGTTGTTAAAACCACAAAAAAGCGACACAGGTGAATCAGACTACAAATTACAAATGGTAGAATTGTTCAAAGCAGGCAAAAT